TACTTTACAAGAACGAGGTTCTAATGGCTTTTGCAAGACTTCCAATTAATACACTAAGTGGTGGCGTAGGGCGACAAGCACCTACTAAGAGACTAACCAGTGAGGCTGAAAACATAGATAACTGCCTTGTTACTCTTGAGAAGTCTGTTGAAAAAAGACCACCACTTACTTATGTATCCACCAGTACTGGAAATAGTTATCTAGATGTTGCTAATGTTGAGGTTCCTGCGGGATTAAACTTTAATACTGATAACCTTTATTTTCACTTTTTAGATATTGATGGATACAATCGTTATTGCATTATTATTAATAGAGCAGGATATACATTTGATCCTGTAGTTCAAAATTCATTTACCTATAATGGACATACAATCAACCTTTCTGATTTCATAACTGTTTATAGGATTGAACCTACAGAATGGGTTAAAGAGACTGTAGATGATTCGGCTGGATATGTAAATAATACATCTGGTTTTAATCGTGGGATTTTTGAATATATTACTTATGGTAACAAAGCATCAACAACTAATTATAAAATAGCTGGAACAAATGTTTCTAATATAACACCTGGAGCTATTAAAGATACGTTTGGTTCTATTGATTTTGACGTGGGTTTAATCCTTTGGAATAAAAAAATTTCTTTAGATTACTTACCAGATAATAGTAGTTTAGAGAATTCACCTAATGCAGAAAATTGGTTTACAAGTATACCAACAAATGAGTTTATACATTCTGGTGATGTTATTAATTATAAAATAGCTTTACCACCATCTACTCCAGTACCTAATTTAGAAGATTCTTTAGATCCTTTAAATGTAAGTAATTACTGGATTAATGTTCGTGATAATGTTAAGTTTCAGATTGATCCTAATACCCTAGAGGAAGAAGAAATTGGACAAAATGTAGAAAACTTTAGTATTATTCCACAATACCCAGCATCAGAAGTTTATAATGATGTTAGAGATCCAAACGGATATAAGTCTTTACGAATGCTTCATCATTACTATGATAATCCAAGATTAGTTCCGTTGCCTGTGTCTAATTTAATTGATTGGACAAAAGATCATTATTACTTAACCTCACCATTAACTGCTGAAGAACGAGATGGTCAAACATCTTATTACGGTTTTGGTAGAGTTTATTATGCAAGAAACCCCTATTTAACCTTTACAACTGGTTTTTATAGAGCAACAAGATATACTAAAAATCCATACTTTGAGCGAATTAGATCTGAGGGTCCAAATTCTGTTTTTGATCATCGTCGGTTTCCCATTATTATCTATAAAGACTTTAGTGATGCTGGTAAATGGAAAGTAAAAGCAATGCCTTTGTTTCCACGCCGATCAGGAACTAGTCTAACTAATCCTGGTCCGAAAGCTTTAGAAAGAAAAGAAACCATACAATCTATGTCTGTTTGGAAAAATAGATTATGGATTGCTACTGATAATACTTTATTAGCTAGTAGAACAAATTCTTTTTACAATTATTGGGTTGATGATGTTAATAACGTTACGGAATCAGATCCTATTGATATTCAAGCAAGTGTTGGAGCTTACAATCGCCTTAGTCATATTGTTCCATTTCAAAATATTCTTTTTGCTTTGAGTTCTGGATCTGTTCAGTTTGAAGTTCGTGGTGGATCAGCTGATGTTGGTATTTCTTTATTTAACGTTGAGTTTAGACCTACATCGTTTTTCTCTACGTCTAAACTTGTAAAACCACTAAAAATGAGTAACAATATCTTTTTTGTTAACTCCAGTAAACTTTATATGTATCTTAGTGGTAGTTCATTTAATGATGAGTACTCCACTTCTATGGATATAAGCCACCACTGTCGAGACTATTTGCCTCAAAACATTGGATCACTAAGTGTAAGCTCAGCTACTAATACACTGTTTTTAACAGATGAACAAAATCAAAACTATGTATATTTGTTTACATTTAGAACTAATGGTGATAAGATTGTTCAAAATGCTTTTCATAGGTGGATTTTCTCTAGCTTAGATAAAATCTGTGCTATGCAATCATACGAAAAAGATATGTATTTAATTTCAAAAAGGCCATCACAACCAGGTGTTACTCCTGTCTATAAGCTTTATCCATATTTTGTTTCATTAGAAAGCGTACCAATTACTACGCCTATGTTAGATGGGTTAATGTATTTAACACCAGATCCAACTCTAATTAACGGAAACAAAACAAGAATAGTATTATCTACTTATGATCCTGAAGTAACTAAGGTTATTTTAACTGGATCAGGTTGGTCTACTAGTCTTAAATACACAGATTTAAACATTGCTCCAGGTGATATTTCATTTAATGTTGGTTTAGGTGTTACTGAAGTTTTAATAAACGGGGATTATAGAACAAGTACAGTAGCAGTAGGCCGTCCCTATGAAATGAATGTAGAATTGTCTCAACAAACATTCCGTAGTCCAAACGATCCAAATAGTACCTATGAAGGTGTTTTAAACCTTAAACGAGTTACATTTAAACATCTTAATTCTGGTTCCTATGATGTTGTTATTCAACGACGTGGAAGAACAGACGCACCAGTAACTTTTTATCCTTTAGATATTAATAGTATTGTAGATAATGTAGGAAATCTAAAAATAGATACTGTTGGTGAACATTTAGTTAAGGTTTTAAGTTATTCTGAAGGTTGTAAGATTTTTGTAAAATCATCTTATCCTACACCATGTAATATCTCAAATATAGAAATTGTTGGTAACTTTAGATCATATAATACCAGCGTTGAATAAGGAGTCTTTATGCCCTGTTATAGTTATACTAGTGCAAACCCAGTTTTATATACAAACGTTATAAACACACAAACCATAGCTGGAACTGTTTATTCGTATTCAACTTTGGCTTTAATTTGTGAATTTCCAGTAGATGATCAGCTTCAAGTATTTAAGAAAAACTCTACAACCAACACTGAAGTACAGTTAGTTTATACTACAGACTTTACTATTAACACTACAAATGAAACAATTACTGTTTCTTCATCATTAGTTAATTACGATCAAATTGTTATTAAAAGAATAACACTTAGTGATAAAATGATTTATCGTTTTAATGATGGTGCTAAATTAACGGCAAAACAACTTAATGATTGTTTTCATCAGTTATTATTTGTAACTCAAGAAAAAGGATATTTAACTTCTACAGTTAATGTAAACTATCCAGTTTCAGTTGCTATTTCTGCTTGGAATAGCGGAACAACTTATGGTGTTGGTGAAATTATATCATACAATAATAAAATTTATAAATCAATTATTGCAAGTAATACTAATAACCTTCCAACCAATACAGCATCGTGGTCGGTAATCAATCCACAGCTAAATTCATTTGTTATTACTGGAAATCAAAATACAGTTGAGTTTGATCTGTTAAATCTTTCACTAAACTATACTCTTGTTTGGAATGGTAGTAAATTTGTAGCAGGACCAGTAGTATCTACAATCTCCAGTCTTACGGATGTTGATATAGCCCCAGTAAATAATAATGATGTTTTAATTTATGATACTAGTAATGGTAGCAAGTGGACAGCTAAGAGTCCATCTTTTAGTATAATTGAAACAAATCTTAAATTTGCTGATTATACTTTCTACAACCAAGTTAGAAGTACTTCTTACTTTAACCCAAGTAATCAAAACATTACTCTTACTGGTCCTGCTGTATCGGCAATGTCTGGATTTAAGGATACTAATAATCGTTGGGTTTTAACAGATGCTCCAACAGTTTATCACATTCTTAAAAACACAATACCAAATGGAACTGATCCTATTTCATTTTTTTCTACAGTTAGAACTGAATTAGACTTAGCTAATCAAAACCTTACAAATCCTATTAAACTAAAGTTTTATTGGAATTTAAATCACAATAGACAAAATATAAATGATTCTACTGTTAATCTAGGTAATATTCGCAAGGATGGAATTACAGATTATAAAGATAATTTAGGTAATTTTAAAACAGCATTTTGGCATAAGCCAGAAGAGTTATATACTACCGCTGGATATGATATAAGTACACCTAGTCCTCTTTTAAAACATGGCGTTACAGTTACTGGTTCTCCAAATATTACTTATTACTCAAGTCCCTATTTTACCTATAACTCAACTGATGTTGCTAGTACTTTTAAATCTAAGCTAGAGGGTTATGGTATTAAAGCTTTTTATCTTAGTGTACCTGAGTGTAAAGTAACTCATATTAATTTACCTGTAATTTTTAATAGTGGCGGTACTTATGTTTTTACACAACTAACAAATTTAGCCGCTTCGCAAAGCGCACTTAGTGTTGCTTTATCAACCCCAGGTAATGAATGGAACACTGAAGATAGTTCTATTACCGTTGAAAACGGAGTTAAAGATTATTATTTAATGGGTTTAAGAGACATGGCATTTGCAGCAGCACGTCCTAAATCAAGCCAAACATATAACTATATTGGAGATAATAGTAATACTACTGCTCCTAGAGGTAAAGTTTCCAATCACATTGCAAGATGGCAAAAAGGCAAAGATATTGGTGTTTGGTATTCAACAAGACTAGGAGCAACCCTAAGCCAATGGCGAAATATTCCTTATAAACGACTAGAAACAACAGACACTAGTCTTCCCGTTTTATGGAAAATTCCAGATCAAATTATTTACTTTAATAAACTAGCTCTTGCTGATTCTTTATCTTTGTCAGAAGAAGATGTATATGATTTAACTATGGATAGTCCAGGCAGTGTTACTCAAACAGGAGCTAGAGCTAAATTACGTTTTACAGGATACCATAGATTACAGATTAACGCTAATGCTAACTCATCAACTTCGCAGAATATTGAAGGGTTATATTATAAAGCAAATTCATTTTGGCAAGAATTTCAACAACGTTGGACAGAAGATACAGCCAGTAATGAGTATTTTAAATTTAATGAAGCAGATATTGATTGGTATTTTTATAATGTGAGTGAGCCATCAACTACACCAAAAGTTTATAGATCTGCTATAGATAATCCTCCTTTTACTGCTTGGAATCAAAATAATACAGCTAATAATGCTTCATTAATAGCTTTTCCTTGGGTATTTAGACCAAATGATATAAAAACTGGAATAGGACAATCTACAGCTGTTTCAAATATTGCGGCAATAGGTACAGGATTTTATAATATAGATGCTAATAAGTTGTTTAGTGAAGCTGATCAATTTATTGAAGATCCCTGTGATGAGTTTGTTTATCGTATTGTTAGTAAACCTAGTGTTGTTAATTATTTAAAACAAACAGGAGTCAAACATCTTAAGTCTAGTATTATTTTAGAGCATGGATTTTCAGATCTTCCTCAATCAAACGGCAACAGTGAAGTTACTACAACCCTTCAAACACAGTATCAAAATGTTGCAATTGAACCAACAACTAAACGTGCTTGGTCTAGGTTATTTGAAAGTAAGATTAAAATTTACATAAAAGATGAAAAAATAGAACAAATAGATAGTGTTAATTATTATGTAATTACTTTAGTAATAAGAATTCCACGACTAAAGTCAATCGGTTATTCTAAGATTTATAGAAAGTATACTTCTTCTATTGATAATCCACCTGAATATGCTACAAGTAGTTCAGATACTAACGCTGAACTTGGACCATGGACATACAATCTTTCACCAGTTGTAACTAGTACTCTTAGTATTGCAGATTGGCTGCCTAGTGTAAGTCCTGGTTACGGGGTTAATGAGGTAGATTTATTTAAACAAACTTTATCAGGAACCTCTATTACATCTCAATCATTAGGTTTTCTTGCTGGTTCTGGTTCTACGTTTGGAACAGCAACAGCACAATTTTATCCTTCAGCTATGGGACGTAATGAGGCTGCTGTTAAATTTACCAGTATTGGTTTACCAAGTAATCTTTGGATTCGATTGTCTGTTTTAAATACTGATGGTACTACAGCTTTAATTGATGGAACTAGTACTTACAGTGGATTTACATCAACAACCTTTAGTAATTAAGGAGAAATCTATGGAGGAAAAGAATCGTAATAGTCCAACAGTTGTACTTCAATGGTTTCAGCTTATTATATTAGCTATTGGTGTTGGTGGATTTTTTATTGATATCGGAAAAAGAAGTCAATTAATTGATAAAACTGATAAAGATTTAGCTGAGTTAAAGATTATTGTTCAAGATTTGGTTAAAGCCCAGATTCAAGTTTCATCTAATGATGCTCGTCACGGTGCAATGCTAGATGATTTAAAACAAAGAGTTATAGAATTGGAGAAACGTAAATGAAGTATTTTTTACTGTTAATATTATTTACCCTAGCAAGTTGCAAATCTCCAACTAAAACTATTGCAGAAAATGCAACTGTAGTTCAAGAGTCTGCACAGTCAAGTAAGGAACGCTTCCAAAAAATTGAAGAAGCCACTAAAACCGAGCTTATTGATGTAGAGTCAATCCAGTCTGAATCTCAAGCTGGAGTTCAAGAACAAGAAGTAATTATTAATCTAACTAAGTCTACTTTGGTTGCGTTAACTAAAGTAGAAGACGAAGTACCTTGGTGGGCAAGTTTATTAACTTATATTATGATTACCCTTAGTCTTATATCCATAGTATTCTTACTATGGTACACAGGTTTAGGTAATTTATTAAAAGGTATATTTTACTCACTAGGTTTATTTATTCCTAAGGCTAAACTAGAGCAAGCTGATATAGCACGGAAAGCTTTAGCGCAGGATAATCCTGCTACAGCACGGGAAATGGTAGCTGCACTCAGGGCATCTGATCCTGCCTTTGACGCGGCGTTCAAGAAAACAAAGGAGACAAAAAAATGACAACAGTATTAGCTAGTTTTGAATCGTTCCTCGGTAGTGTTTGGTTTGCTGGTATGCTTGCAGTAGTTGGTTATATCGTGGGCCATATCTTCCCAATCTCAAAGATTGCTGAGTTATTTGGTAAGAAGCCATGAAAGAAAAGTTAAATCAACTACAAGATCTTCTTTTAGATTGTTTGGTTAATGATCTACAAGATCCAGATCGACGTACACCAGGTTTGTATACCGTTATTAGAGGCATCCTCAGTGATCACAAGGATCAAGTAAACAAGATCCCAAGTGAATCTATAGAAGCCGTAGAGCAAGCTATTAAAGATGCTGCTCCATTTAAGATTAAGAAAGCAGCTTATTAATATGAAGATTACTTTTGCTAGTGTATTGTTTATTTCATCAGCCGCATGTGCTGAAGTTATTGTTGCTAATAATCCAGTTGTAGATACAGTTGGATTTTACTCAGATGCTTTTGATTCCAAGGGATCATATACTTATGCTCAAAGTGGAGCACAGGGTTTTGATCTTGAAGAAGCATATTCAACTTCATCTATTCGTTGGTGGGGTTCCATGAATGGTTTTAATGATCAAGGTTTAACTAATATTGATTGTTTCCAAATCATTGTGTGGAATACAGACTTTGAAACTCAAGTAACAAACCAAAAGATTGATCTTTCAGGTATTACTGTTACTGCAACTGGTGATTATAATTTCTTTGGTCAACCAGTCTATGAGTTTTACGTTCCGTTTACATTCCAAGTTGCAGCAGGAAGTTACT